GAAGGAGTAAATCTCAGGATCGTTCTGCGGATTGTATGAACCGGAAGAATATCCTCCTGGCATCTGCTGCATCAACCCGCGTTGCGTGTAAGCACCACCAGCGAATCCACCGGCAGAAGAAATCGCGCTTCCGATTGCGGCCATCGTAGGATCGGGCATCGCAGCCACCTGAGCGGCTTGCAGGTTTCGATTGTACTGCGCCTGCTGCTGCTGCTGCATCACGCCGACGCGCTGCGCCGGGGTAATGAACATGCTGCTCACCGAGAACGGCTGCGTCATTCCGAACGCTCGCTGCTGCTGAATGAAGTTCTGAGCTTGAGCAAGACCCTGATTCTGAAGCTGCATCGACGTAATGCCCAAGTCGCGAGCGGTCAGCGCACGACCGAATCCAGATCCTGCGCCGAATCCACCAGACAAAGCGCGTCCAGCGGTCGAACGCTGAACCTGAGCTGAAGCCTCTGGCGAAATCTCACCGCGCAGAGCTGCTCCGATATTCGCACCAGCCTGCTTCACAAGCTGGTCATAGCCGGGAATCGCGCGACGAAGCTGCGCCTCAAGCTGAGACTGCTCGGCGGCGGTCGTCTTCTGCGCCAATTCGGTGGCAGGTTCGAGCGACGCGATGTTCTGCTGAATCGCCTGTCGCTGCTCTGCCGCGAAATCAATCGGCTTAAGCTCTGGAATCTTTGGCTTGCTGCCCTTGCTTAGTAGGCCACCAAGCAAGCTCGTTCCGCCAATGATTGCTGCACCACCTAGAATTGCTCCCATAAATCAAAAAACCTCCTTCACAAGACGATTGCCATTCTCAATCGAGAACACCTTCTCAGGTTCGTGACGTTGGATGTTCATGGTTACCAAACGCGCAGCCTTCTCTTCTGGGAATGCTCGCTCGTTCTGGAAGCAATGAACCCACACACGACGCAAAGTATCCAACTTAAAAAGCTCGTTCTCCTCCACGATCATCACACCGTGAAGTGAAGCCCACGAATCAGCGTATTCGCGCAACGCCTGAACCGAAGGCAGGTGAACCTCGTAGCCGAATCGCTCGGTGCATTCCTTGGCCGACGCTTCCGCGTCCTTCTTGACGTACACCTTCACGGAGTCTTCAGCGACAGCCTTTGGCAAATATCCGTAGGTAGAGCAGTCAGCGACGTACTTGTACCGCATGCGATACTCTTCAATCGACTGCTTCCAGTTCGGATCAGTCGCACCCTGCTCATGCAGGCCAAGGCAATCGGCCTCCAACGAGAAAAGGACCGACATGAATGCCGATCCGAATCGGGGCAGACCGCAGATTTGAAAGAGCTTACCTTTCATTTTTTACGCACATCGATGTCCACGCAGCCGTCCGCGCCAAGATGAAGATAGCCGCTTCAGAACCGGGAATCATTCCTAGTTCGCTGCAAATTACTGCGGTGTAAAGAGCCGCATTCGGGTAAACATCCTTTCCAGCTTCCTTCATCCACCCATGAAGCTGATTGATTCGGTCATTCGCCTTCGGGAAGTCCGTCGCGATAATCTCTCGCACATGACTCCATGCCGGATCGATTCGATCCTTAAAGAACGAATTACCGAAGCCGGGAATCTTCATGCCAGCCTCGATGGCCGACTTCAACGCTCGCTCGTCGAACCTCTCGTAAACAAATCGAGCAGGACCAATCGGCCCGTGAGCATCGCCAAGAGTCAGGATGGCTGAAGCGATTCCATTCGTGAGCTGCGCGCTTCCAAAGAATGCGTTTACAGCAGCACCGGAACTCGCATTCTGATTGTTCCGAGCCGCCATGTCATGCGCGTCCAAGACAGCCTGAAGCAGCCGGAGTCTATCCGGCGTTGCATCTTCCAGAGCGAAATCAATGTTCAGGTTCAGAACCATTGCGAGAATCCACCGCCATTTAATCCTACACCGACCATGCGTATCGTTGCGACAGCGTCACCCAGATACTGCATCGTCTGCTCCTGCACAGCTTGAACCGCTTTGGCTTCGTAGGCCACAGCTTCCTGAATCAAATCGTTCTCTTCCTTGCGAATCGCCATGACCATCAGCTTGATGGCATCTGGACACGGAGGAATGAGGTAGTCGTTGACGCTCGTCGCGTTGATATGGCGCATCTTCGCCATCACCGTCACCGGCTTGTCAGCCTCGTCGCTGCATCGATCAGCGAGGTAGCTGCGACGATACTGCGGCAAAGTTTCATCTGGGTCGTAAACTGCCAGATCCGATTCCAGAGCAGTCGTCGCATTGTACTCGTACAAGCGGCTAACCGTGTTGGTAGCCTCGCGAATGACGCCGGTCAGTTCGGTAAACTTCTTGGTCGATTGAACGTACGGCAAAGCAAGCGTCAGCTTCTCTCCGTCAATCCACGCCAAACCGGACTGCGTTCGAATCCATTGTCCGTTCTGATCGACACCTTGCAACGTGATGGTCTTGCCGACATCCGAAGCGTCACCAGGGTAGACTCGAAGATAGCTGTTAAGACCGCCAGACATGTCGCGGTAAGAAACCACAGTGCCACGGTCAATAAGCTGCTTGCCGATGCACACCTGATTTCCATTGAGCAGTCCATAGCCGGTTTCTTGAAATTCGAACCATTGATTGCGAACCGTTCCGACTCCGCAGCAATCGGCTATGGCCTCGATAGTTTCGATCTGACGCGGCCAAGTGATGCAGCCGCCGACCGTGTGAATCGTGAAGCGTCCGTACGCGCCAGCCCACAATCCCTTGTGTAGAAGCCTTCGACACGCTTGATTGATGTAATCATAAACGCGCGCATCATCGACACATACGCCGATGACCCGAGCGATTGTGGAGCGAATGTCCTGAACGATTAGCTTCATTTGGTGTAGTAGACTCGGGCAGTTCGCTTGATGAAGTAAACACCGTAGAACGGCGGGAGGTTGTTGTGAGCAGCACCGCCGCCCGACGATGTGGTCGGAAGCAGGTTGGCCACGCCTTCAGAGCGATTCGTCGCGCTGAACACACCGCTGTCAGCCGATCCGCGCTGAACAAGATTGATGTACTGATCGAGGATCTGATGCGTGTGCGAAGGAACTTCCCCGACAACCAGCGTGTGCTTGTCTTCGCCAGCAACAGCGGTCGATGTGGTCGTCCCTTGGGCGGAAACCGTACCGCTCGCCGCAAACGCACCGGCACCAACCGGAAAGCGAGCCTCGAACGCGGTATCAACTTCCCACATCGGACCAGTCCAATTCGAGACTGTTCCAACAGTTCCTCCGTCGTAGGTTTGAAGATCGGTGGTATTGCCAACGTAAATGCGACGCTCAGAGCCTCCAGCCGCAACCGGATTCTGGCGAAGCCAATATCCACTGCTGAACACCCACCAGTTTCCATTCTCGTCCAACCACGGATAAACCTGATTGTTCAGCGCGGGAGTCGTCGGTCCGAAGTTGAAGAACGAGTTTCCAATCGCGCTGTTGAACGTCGCCTGAGTGCCGCTGATGATGTCGTTGGCCAACTGCTGGTAGTTGGATGGGCAATAAGTCAGCGGAAGGCTTGGAGCGGTAAGCGTGATGAGAGTTAGGTTTGGCATACTATTCCGATGTGTAGGTAAGCGGATTTATGTCGCAGCCTCCAAGAACTTTGCATCCCTGATATGTCCGGCATTCTCCAACAGGAGATTCCTGAACGTCGTAAGCGTGAACGCGGATGCTCTTGATTCTGCAATAGCCTGAAACGGCAATGCTGAGTTGAACCTCGTACAAGTTTCGGGTCGGAGTATTGATGGACTCGTTACACGCAATGTCGCCAGGAGTTGGAAGCCGCATCTTAGGCCGGTATTGCGGCTGAAAGTTTGTCAGAGGACACAACCCAGTCAGACACTGATCGACAATCGCGCATTCGGTCCAGTCGGCCCATTCAATCCAACCGGGATTTTGGTCGGGGCGATACTGAACATAGAACGCCGCCGAACCGCTTAGTGAGTCGATGAAAATGTCGCCCGAATCGAGTTTCTTCAGTCCGAACGGAAGCTCAAAATTGTAGGCGCGAGTCTGCACCGACCATTCAATTTCCTTCTTAGGATCGGACAGATTCGAATCGAACTTGTTGGACTTTGTGATTTCCCAAATCTGAATCGTATTGTCCGAACCGCGAGCGATGGCGTAGCAAGCGTCGCCGTAAGCATTCTCGGTCTTAACGAGCTGCAACACGTTGAGTCCGGTCCAGATGCCAGACCAAGCAGGCGGAAACTTCTTACGCATCGATGTGACAAGCTCCATATCCAAAACGGATATGGCCTTGTGAATCACACCTTCTGAATTGAATCGAGGCTGAGAAGTCATCAGCACCCGATTGTCAAAGACGACCGCAGAACTAGCCCACAAAAGATTCGCCTGATCGTTCTCAACAATCGGCGTCATCTCCGCGCTGATTGGGGTATTCCCCCAGTCATTGAACGAACGACGAGCGATAATGAACGAGCGGATACCATCGACCGAGCGGTAGAACACATCGCCATTGACGGTGATGGCCGACC